CATGGTCACGGTGCCGCCGCCAGTGACGACGAGAGTGTTATTGCCAGGCTTCAACGTCAGCCGGGCAAGGCCGGGGTAGGCGGAGTTAGTGACCCGCTGCGACCCGGCGCCAATGGAGTAGGTGAGGGTGATGTCTTGGGTGGGGGCGTCGCCGTTGACGTTGACGACGGTGGTGCCGGCGAGGGCGGTGCCGGGTGTGTAGGCCGACTCGTACCAGAAGCCGTCCATGAGCTGCACGTCGAAGGCGACGCGGGCGACCCGGTTGGACAGCGCCTCGGACTGCTCGAGGCCGCCGAGGTAGCGGGCCGTCGCCGTATGCGTCGGGGTGCCCGCCGTGTCAATCGTGCGCGAGATCGTGAACGTGTCCCCGCCGTTGAGCACCAGGGAGCCGAGGCTCTTCAGGTTGGTCTGCATCGCGGGCCGAGTCGAGCCCGCCACAATGCCGCCAAACGTGACCACACGCGGACCCCACCACGGGGTCGCGGCGATGGCGCCAGTCCGGCCAGGCACCGAGTAGTCGTCCTGGCGCAGCGGCGGGATGCCAATGTTGCCGTCGATGACCTGGAGGTGGGTGAGGAACGTGGTGACGTCGGTTGCGCCGATCTTGTACGTCTCAGCCATTCACGCCTGCCAGGAAGGCCGCGCGACGAAGCGCACGGGGGAGGGATGTCTCGGCACGCTCACCGGGAGCCGACTGGACAGTGATGCCGCCGTTGATCGTTAGGCCGCCACCTGAGCCGCCCGCGGTCGGGGTCATGCCAGCGAGCGGGTTGATGCCGCGGTTGAGCTGCGAGAAGAAGCCGCGCCCGAACTGCTGCACCGCAGCCTTGCGCACCACAAACTCACCTGGCGTAAGCATGGCGGGGACGGTGTCGGAGCCACGGCCTCCCAGGCCGATAGGGCCACCGGCGGCGCGCATGTGCGGCGGCAGGCTGTTGGCGTTGTTGACGACGATGTCATAGGTAAACGTGCGGGTGCCGGTGGGCAAGCCCTCCATGCGCTGCTTCAGATTGTCCGCCAGAGTGTTGTTCTCGCGGAACTTCGCGATGAGGGTGTCGAAAGGCTGAATCAGAGAGGCGCGCACATCGGGCGGCACGCCCATGTTCTTGAGTACGTCGTTGGCGTCCGCTGACGCCTGCTCCATCGTGCGAATCTTCTCGGCCGCTGTCTGCTGGCCCTCCGCCACCTTCTGCGCCGACGTGAAGATGTCGTCAAGGGCGTCAGCGTTAGCGCGCCCCTTCTCGGTCGTGTCGTTGAACGCGCGACCGTTCTCCTTCACTGACTTGCGAAGGTCGTCGAGGGCGGCCTGGTATCCGCGGACGGCGTCATTCTTCGAGGTCAGGTCCCCAAAGATCTTGAGTTCCGAATTGAGGTTCTCAAAATACTGCTCGGTCTCTTCGGCTTCGCGGGCGAGTTTGCCCATGTCGTCGGTGGCCTGCTGGATACCCGATGACACCGTGCCGGAGAGGACGTCGGCCATGTCCTTGCCGCGGGCGGAGAAGACGTCGGACTCGTCAGCGCCCAGGCCAATCGCGTCAGCAAGCATCTGCCAGGGGCCAATGTTGTTGACGACGGCGATGTTGACGAGGTTGCCGAACAGTTCAATGGCGCCCGACATTTTGCCGATGGTGCCAGCAAGTTTGCCGATGGTGCCGCCGATCTGCTCCATCTGCGGCTCGAGGTCTTGCAGGGTGTCCATGAGGTCTTCGGTGCTGCCACCGAGTCCTTCTTGGAAGGAGTCAAGGAACCCCTTGCCGAAGGCTTCCATGAGTTCGTCTGCGGCGATGGTGAGCCGGTCTATGGTGCCCGCGAACGTGTTGGCGCGGGCTTCGGCCTGGCCCCCGAAGAGGCGCGTAAGTTCACCCGTGATCTTGGTGAGGTCGCCAGTTTTGAGCACCGCTCCGTCGATGCTGGGGGCGAGCCGGCGCAGCGACGTGGTCTGGCCGTTGGCGGCCCTGGACAGCGCGGCGGTGACGCTAGTGAGGTCGCGGCCCGTGCCGGCTGACACATCGAGCGCGAGGTTGAGGAGGTTTTGGGCGTCGTACAGGTTGCCGGTCGCGGCGGCGAGTTGCCCGAGGGCGGGCCGCAGCTGGTCGTCGGCGACGCCCGAGGCGCGCTGCGTCTTGTCGATGAAGTCGTCGACGACGGGCATGGCGAAGCCGAGGGCGAGGTTGTCGAGCGCCATCTTGAGGCGGGCAACCGACTTCTCTTCCTCGATGGCGGCCTGGACTGCTTCGACGCCGAGCTTGAGGGCGAAGCCTGCGGCAGCTGCGCCAGCAAGGGCGAACGCCGGGCCGAGCGCGCCGCGAAGCGTGCCGCCCAGTTGCTTCATGGGGCCCTGAGTCTTGGCCGCTTGCATCTTGAGGCGGTTGAGGTCTGCTTGGGCGCGCTTGAGGTCGCGGTCGTTGTAGTCGGTGCCGACAACGATCTGGATGCCCTTGCCTGACCCGGTTACTGCCATGAGGGCAACCTCCTATTGACTGCTTCAACGGCCCGGTCGCACGCGGCCTGCACGCGGCGCAACGCCTCGGGGTACTGCTCAACCACGGCCTTACCCGCCAGGCGGCCGATACGCGGCCTACCGCCCGAGGTGTAAAGGCGGCCGTGCCTTGAAATGTTGCGAATGAACTGCGCGCCTTGAGCGTCGTTACCGCTGCTCACGCGCCCGGAAACCTCGTAGATGTTGGCGGATGCGCCAGGCATTCGGACAACTACGGTGGTGCCGCGGCGGGAACTAGTTGCCGTGACGGGCTCCCAAGCGGGCCAGCCCGCGCCTCCTCGGCCGCCACCTTTGACCCGTGCCGCACGGGGACTAGCCGGCGGACTTGTCCGCCAGCCACTCATCGGAGGGCCAGACGGGGCATTTGATCTGATGTAGGCCGCGATGTCTTTGCCGACGCTAGAGATCTCTTTGCCCACCTGCTTAGCCGTCTCAGGCTCCATTGTGCGCAACGCGCGAACAGCCTGATCGGCTCCGTCAACACGCACCGTGAAGTCAGCCATGTCAACTCCTCCGGCTTTCTTGCGCGCGCCATGCCAAGTATTTGGACATGGTGAAAATCATGCGGTCCGACTCGGCCAGCACTGCGGACGGCGCCATGCCGTACTCGTAGGCGAGGTGGACAATTAGCCAGTGGGCGTTGTCGTCCCCTCCAAAGGGACGATCTTCCCCTGACCAAATTCGACGTTCTCAACCTTGTCGAGCCAAGTGTTGAAGTCGTCGGCCGTGCGGGCCGTGCGGTGGAGTGAGTGCCACGCCAGCCAGCAGGCGTCAGTGAGGCGGAAGTCGTCTGCGAGGCGGGCGATGGAGCGGTCGTGCTGCTGCTCAAAGGCCACCTGGTCGGCGACGGAGGCCGTAGCCTCCGCCGCCGTGCCGTCGGCGTAGGTGATGGTGAAGTTGATGCGCAAGGGATTCTCCTAGGCCTAAAAGGTGCCAGCGGTGGAGCGGCTGATTTCGCCGACGGCGGGCCACGTCACATCGAATGTGGTGAGGTCGCCAACCTGCCCGTTCACAGGCGTCTGGGCGCTGCACAGCGTGGGGATGGTGTAAAGGGGCGACGTGGCGGTTGCGGTGCCCTGTGTGGGCGAGGTGCCCGCGAGGATGACCACATTGGCCGTGCCGCCAAACACGCTGGCGAGCGTGGCGTTGACGCTCGAGGCGTCGTAGTCCTGATGGAAGCTGATCGTGACCGAGGCGTCCTTGAGGCCGGCGATGCGGCTGCGTGCAGACTGGCCGAACGCCGTGGTCTCGATCTCGTCGACAGTCTCGGTGACCTCGACGCTTGCGATGTTGGTGGTGAGCTCGGTGCTGCCGACCTTCACCCGGATGTTCTTGCCGATGAACTTTGCCATTCTGGTTACTCCTTAGCCGGCGGCAATGACGGTGACCGAGAACTCGGCCGTGTGGTAAGTGACGTCCCCAATGGCAAGCGAGCCCTGGTTAGTCATTTCTGTGACTCGGCAGTCCAAGGCTTTGCCCCCGAGGGAGCGGTCACCTTCAATTGCCGCCTTCACCGACGCGCTACCACTAGAGGCGCAGTAGGCGTCGAGGTTGGTCTGTGATGCCCGGTCGGCTACGCGGCCGACGATGAGCATGATGGTGAATGAGTATTCGTCCGACCCACGCCCAAACGCGGTGTCGTACTGGATGCGGCCCGGCATCACGACCGCGACCGGGGGTTGCGGATTGTCAGGAATGTAGGCCGAGGACCGCAGGCCGGTGATGGTGGCGAGCCGGTTGGCGAGCCCGGTGCGTAGGTCGGTGAGCGCGGTCATGCGACACCGTTGACGCGGCGGTAGCCCTCAACGAGCTGCACGACGTCAGGGTCAAGGCCGCGGCTGACCCGCATGATGCCCATGTCGCCGAAGCCGGCCACGCCTAGGGGACTCTGCAAGCGGCTGAAAATCCTCGACGACTGCAAGATGGTGGCCTGGGTGACCGTGACCGGGATATTGGGCCATCCGAAGACAGCCCGAACCTTGATCGAATTCTCTGGCCCCGTGGGGAACGAATAGTCGCCGATGGCCCGAATGCGGGTAAACGGCCACACGACACCGCCGAGATAGTCGTTGATCGGCTCGGGCTGGGCGTCGCCCTGCCCGCCCGCGGTGCCAATCGTCCAGGTCGTGTCGTACACGCCATCAAGGCTGGTGGATGTTTCGACTTGGGCGATGGAGCGGGCGTCGTCGATCTGCACGACGTAGGGGTTCTCGGTGTTGTAGTAGCGGGTGACGGTGCCGGCGTTGATGAAGTTGCGCCCGCAGTAGGCGTCAATGAGGCGCGAGGCAGACTCGACGGCCATTTCAAGGAGGGCGTCGTCGGTGGCGTCGCCGGCGGGGATGCGCAGCGCGCTCTTGATCTGGCTCAGACTTGCGTAGCCGTTAGCAATCGCCACGGTCAGCCTCCGATTTCGTAATGCTTCCGCATCCAGTCGACAGTCAGGGGAAGTCCCTGAGCGAGCCTCGTGCGCGGGTTGTGGTGCAGC